AAGCATAATAGTTTTAGCATATCAAGACCACTACCGTGTTCAAACTCAATAGCAGCTTGGTTACAAGCATGACATAGTTTATCAGGGTCGTGTCTTAGTTCTTGGTTGCTACGATCTTTCATATAGCTTATTAGTTTTTCAGTTGTCAGTTTTTTCATATTTATATTATCCGTCTATTATCGTATTTAGTTTGTAAAATGAGACAGGCAAGTGGGTAAGATACCTAGGCCCTCGGTTACCCGTCCCACGCCCTGCCTCATATATTTGATTTTACGTGTTTACTCACGACCACTTCGGATTCATTTATTGTGCGGATGGTAGGAGTCGAACCTACAATTTTAACCACCATTGGCATCAGATTACTAAGCACAGTGGAGGACTAAGAACCTCATACACTAACTGCCGTTGTCGATTTGTCGCCTGCAAGGACCTATTGTCGTTTTCCGGATAAGTATGGCTCGACTAAATCGATCTTTGTACTTCCATACTTAGCGGTACGTTCCCACATTACCATAAGCCTACTCTTCACTTGCACACCCGCTTGTATATAGCAACTAACATAACATTGTACCATAACCCCTGCGTTGAGTCATCTTGGCTATCTTTGCAGCGTCACTGCTTGACATTATCTGAATAGAGTTGCCAGTTTTGTGATTTATCAGTGGAGCACAGCCGTATGATTCTACTGTTGAGCAGCTGACACACACACTGAAACCAAGATTAACTCTGCCAGGTGGTATTATATTATTGCATTTACATTTCATATTGTTATTATTTATATATATTATCCAGCTTTTGTCGTATTTGTTTTGTAATTATAAATAATTTACCGTATATATTTTACAACCTTTTACTTCTCTTATTAATTTTTTCTCTGTCTTTACCTCAGTTATATGGCTTTTGTCCATGTACTTAGGATTTTTACTGTTGAGCTTTTTCTTCTTCATAGTAGTTATTTATTAATTCTGTTAGTTCACACATGAGCATCTCGTCGATTTGCTCTTTTGTATAGTGTTCTTTGTATAAGTTATATACTAAAGCCCACGGGTCAAGTCTTTCTCTCATATTCTATCTATTCCTTCAATTATTAGTATTATTCCTATTGCTAATGTAACTGCTCCTTTTATACCTAGTAAATCTAATACTAGTATTGTAGCGCCTGTTGTTACCATTATAATTCCTTTATATTTCTTTATCATATTACTTTATATTTTTGGCCATTAATTATTATTGTTACCTCATCAGGCATTTCAGGCGCTACATTAGCAAACTTATCCATGTACTCAGTTGCTCTTTTCTTGCTAAACTGCTCGCTTTCTTTTGCCATATCATACTTCCACTTTGGTACAAACTTACCTTCTTGTACGTAGTTCGCACGCTTTATAAACTCATTTTTGATTACATACTTCAGCATATACTCGAGTCTATCGATTTCATTTGGTATTAGTTCGCAAGTACGTGTTTTAAATCTTAAAAACTTACCTGTTTTAACGTTCTTATTTCTTTTATCACACCACTCTTGCTCTGCATAATACTCATCTGATGGTATTCTTTTGTTACACTGCCAATTACTATGACAGTCTACGCCTTGATTTCTTACGTAACCGCTTGCGAATGAAGCGTACTCGAGGTACTTACCTCTTGCATCTGATAGTATTGGTAATCGCCATACTATTGTACCGTTTTTTGCTTGTGTTCTTGAGCTAACATCTTGAATACCAAGTAGTTGCATCTGCTCATATATTTTCTCATAGCGTGAGTCGCCTTTGTATATTGTTTTCATATTTATATTATCTTACTTTATTCGTGTTTATTTTGTATTTCTCTTAGCACTGCTTCAAACGCTTTGATGTAACCAACATCAAATACTCTCATACTTTCTGGTGTCCAACCTGCTTCATCAAATACTTGTTCGAAATGCTCAGTATCTTTAAAGTATACTCTTGCATCTGCTATTTCTTGTTTTAAAAATTCTTTTAATTCTTCCATATTAGTCTAGTCCGTCACTAGTATTAGTTGTTATTCCTGCTTGTCTGTCAAGCTTCATCATTTCCATCACTGCTTTTGCGTGAGTTTGTCTCGCTTCTTCACGTGTATCTGACTCGCGACACCAGTTGATTGCGTAGTCAAACGCTCTGTCAACACTTTGTTCGTACACTACAGTTCTTGCACCATTATGATCGGTTAGTGATACTTTGTAGAAGTCAGAGTGTGAGTATTCTATTAGTATTTTATATTTATTGTGCGACATAAGTTAATCCTTTATAGTTAAACCATTCTGTTATTGCTTCTTTCTCGCGTAGTGCTAACACTGGTTCTTTGTCATGGAAACCGAAGTTGTTAGGTAGTTCGCAAATATTGTACGCTTTGTACGTTCTGCCATTTAGTATAATGGACTTTCTTGAGTTACTGTGAGTTAATTTCATATTTATTATTTGTATATATTATCCGTTACTATTCGTGTTACGTTTGTAAAACTGCAATTATTGCTATTACTACAAACACTATCCAACCTATTGTTGCTACATCGAGCAATATCTCTGCTATCTTATGCATAGTGCATACCTTTAAACATCCACTCATAACAAGTCATTCTATTTGTATGTGAAAACACTATTTGCTGTGAGTGTCTTGCTTGCACTATCCACAAGTCTTTTACTTTTCTTACTATCATATTATTATTATTTATTCATCTATATTATCCAACACTTATCGTATTTTGTTTGTATTTAGTTTATAATTATACTAAATTCAGGAGTGTCTTTCATTAGTTTACGAGCAAACTCTAACGCTTCATCAAACGTTTTCCAATTACTACTATACGTCGAGTAACCATTCTTGTCATCTCTCACTTTCTTACATTCATAGTGATTTTCACCTAATTTACTTACTTTGATTACTCTTACTTCTTTCTTTGGAGTAGGATGTGGTAGATTAAACCATAAGTGTTTTAATTCTTCTCTAGTCATATTATATATTTTAGTAGTAGCTTGCGAATCGAACGCACCTCTGCACCATGACTACTGATACTATTCATATTTGATTATACGAGGGAATAGTGAACTAACTCGACTTTATATTACTACTCGCAGATTTCTCTAGCAACGAGTGGAACGTTATTACTTGCAGTGTAACTTTTGTACTTTATAAAGCAATTCATACTTTCTAATTTATCTTTCATTACTTCATATACTTTGTCGTGATTATACTTTGCTGACTTACCATTTTTGAAGTTAACTGTTATTACTGCATTTTTTCCTATTAGTGATTTTCTTATTACAAATCTTTTGCTATTTATATTCATATTTATTTATTTATTATCTATTTATATTATCCATTTGACTTCGTAGTTACATTGTAAAAGTAATAGTATTATTTTAGTATTAGTTTTAGTGAGTAGATATTGCGCGAAGTCTCTGAGTGTGTTATTAGTTTTATTATTATTAATTTCTTTTGTCATATATATTATCCATATATAGTCGTAATAGATTTGTAAAAAAAGATATGAGTGTGTGTGACAAATTGTCAAATGTTATGACAAAATGGCATGTCAATATAGTAATATAAAAAAATAGTAATATCTAAAAATTTTGAAATGAAATGATAAAATCAAGTGGGGGCTGGGTAAATAGAAATGAGTTTTAGTTACAGGGTGGGTACGGTGGGGAGTAGGGGCTACACAATACCCCAATATTTACAACATCAAAAACTAGGACATTAGGTAGTTATAGTATACTAGTAACAGGCTATTGTCCACTTTTTAAATAATCTATTTACTATGTAATTATAATGGTATGGCAAATAAGAGAAAAGGTAATTCACAGGGGTTAAGCCCACAGGCACTGCGAGACAAGAGAGCTAGGGACAAGGCTGCTGCAATGTCACCTAAGCGTAAAGCTCGTAAGGCGGAGAACCAGAGAATAGGCCAGAGATCAGATTCAGACTTACACCACACCAAGTCAGGAGCAGTAAGAAGAACATCGATCGCTTACAATAGAGCAACTCACACTAGAGGTGAAGTTAGCTAAAGATATTTAAAAAGATAGGGAGACACCCTAGACCAAGTCAATAATAACCAAAAACAAATTAAACCAATGACTTATTTATATTACAATAGTACGACAACGTACAACCAGAAACCTAGTGAAGAACAAGTTAACCAGTGGAGACACCTCGCAGACAAAAGTAACTGGAGGATTACCCAACTACCTAATGGATTTTTCCAAACAGAATGCAAATACATCGATCAAGATAAATGGCAGGATGTTACAAGGCGTGAAACTATAGAGGGAGCAGAGGCTGCAATAGACGGAAGTGTTGATCACTTCGGTAAGAAAGTTGAGGCATCGAAAGGTCCTAAAGTAGTTAAGACGTTTAAATAGTATCAATCAAATTAAATTTAATTAAATCATATGGAATACAATCAACCTAGCTTGTTGATCAAAGAGTTAAACTTTGGTGACAATGCTAAAAATAAAATCATTACAGGCGTAGACAAGTTGGCGAAAGCTGTTAAGTCTACTCTAGGAGCCTCGGGTAAATGCGTGATATACGAAGACGCAAGAGGCAACCCGGTCATCACAAAAGACGGTGTAACAGTAGCAGAATCTGTTGTCTTATATGACCCGGTTGAAAACCTAGGTGCTACCTTAATTAAGGAAGCTGCTAGAAATACAGTGAAAGAAGCAGGTGACGGTACTACAACAGCTACCGTCCTTGCTGAATCACTTATAAAAGAAGTAAATAAAGACATATACAAAGACTTATCTATAAGAACAATCAAAGAAGGTGTTGGTAGTGCTTTGGATAAAGTAAACAAACACTTGCAAGATAAAGCTATAGAGGTAAAAGATGACATGCTAGAAGATGTTAGTAGTATTAGCTGTAATAATGACAGGGTTTTAGGTAAGATTATCTCAGAGGCATACACTAAAGTTGGTAGAGATGGTGTTGTTTTAATGGAAGAGTCTGAAACAGAGAAAACATACGTAGATGTTGTTGACGGTGTACAGTTTGATTGTGGTATTACATCACCGCATTTTATCACCGATACTGATAAACACCGCTGTGTGCTTGAAGAACCACTAGTTTTGATCGTAGGTAGTAAAATACCTAATGTACGTAAGATACAACCTATACTAGAGCACGTTATAAAGAACAAAAAAGAGTTACTTATTGTTGCAGAGGTTGAACAACAGCTAAAATCAGCCCTTATGATGAATAAAGTAAAGGGTAATATTAAAGTCAATATCATTGACTTACCAGGCTTTGGTCCTACTAAGCAAGATACAGTGCAAGATTTGGCGTTTTTAACAGGCGCTACAGTTATTAACGAAGAACTTGGTGATGATATGGACCTTATTACTATTGATTGCCTTGGAAAAGCTGAAAAAGCGGTTACAGATGATAAAAACACGGTTATTACAACCCTTGATTTAGACATCGATCTTAATGAACGCATCGAAAATGTTAAAAAAGCTATAAAAAGCGAAAAAAACCCTTATTTAAAGAAGAAAATAGAACAAAGACTAGCAATGCTATCAGGTTCTGTAGGTATTATAAGGGTTGGTGCTGATTCTAAGGTAGAATTAAAGGAAAAGAAAGATAGAGTGGAGGATGCGATATATGCTACAAAAGCAGCATTGAAAGAAGGGATAGTTCCAGGTGGTGGTATTGCGCTTTTAAACGCGTCGCAGGAAATAACAGCTGAAGGTGTTGGCGAGGAAATACTATTAAAAGCTATTAAAGCACCTTTTCACACAATATTGGACAATGCTGGTATTGAAAACCAAGATGAACCAATGCTTGGCCAAGGTATAGATGTAGTAACTGGCGAGATATGCGAGATGATAGCCAATGGTATTATAGATCCAGTGTTAGTTACTAAGTCAGCACTTAAAAATGCAGTGAGTGTTGTATCTACTATTATATCTGCAGATTGTATAATTTCAAATATAAGAGCAGATGAAAGCAATTAATTACTATTTAGTGGTAGAAAAGATTAAGACTGAGCAAAAGAAAATTGCTGGACTTATTATGACAGACAATACAGACCTGGACAATAGGTATATAAAGGCTAAAATTATATCTACAGGTAATCTAGTAGAAGGTTTAAAAAACGAAGACGTTGTTTTTTATGACAAACACGCAGGGCACGGGATAACGTATAATGATAAGTTATACCATGTTATTACAAGTCGTGATGTTGTTTTAGTAGAATAACAAAAAAGCGTGTAACCTATACTATGAGACTAACTGCTCAAGATATAAGAGAAATGAATTTATTTAAGTACTACAGGCTCGTTAGAAAATGGGCCTGTAAGACTTATAATATATTAGATGCAGATCTAGAACTTTTATTTTACTTAGACTGTGAAGGAAGGTTTACGCGTAAAGATTTTATGGACGGTGTGTATACGTATTCCTGGGACAAAGCAAGATGGGATAGGCTTAGACAGCAAGGGTGGATAGACACTTGGAGACACAGGAATAGAACCACTATAAAGTACAGCGTGTTTAAAACATCATTTAAATGCTCACAGCTTATAAGTAGGATATATAGGATCTTGCTAGGAGAAGAGGATTTACCCACTTCAGAGAGAAGTGTATTTTACAATAACAAGTCATATACAGATAAAGTTTATAATAAAGCTATAGATGATATGATTAAAGACAAAAACAGATAATATTATGCCATACGCAAAAGGAAAAAGAAAAAGCACTAAATCAGGAGGTATGAACAAGAAGAAATGCAGCAGAGGTTGTAGGTGCAAAAAATGTAAGAAATAATGATAAACAAAATATTATCTGCTGGTGCTGCAAATCTAGTTAAAAGCGTAGGTGGAGTTTTAGATAATCTAACTACATCTACAGAAGAAAAGCTAGAAGCAGAAAGAAAGATTAAAGATATGATAATGGGTTACGAAGCTGAGATGCAAAAGCAAGTGACTGAAAGATGGAAAGTAGACATGAACTCAGATTCATGGCTAAGTAAAAACATAAGACCACTAGTTCTAGTGTTTTTAGTTGTAGCAACAGTATTGTTGATATTTATCGATGCTGGTACTATAACTTTTAAGGTAGAAGACAAGTGGACAGATTTATTACAATTAGTATTAATAACTGTGATCGGTGCCTATTTTGGTGGTAGATCACTAGAAAAAGTAAAAAAATAATGGCAAAAAATTTTATAGAAGACATAGCCTTCGGTGCTCAAGGTAGTACTTATACAGCTTCAAGTTCAGCAGCTATAACGCCTCCAGCGAATAATGTTTATGTAGCAATATATATGCTTACAGATACTACGTTTGATAACACAACTGGTTTAGTTGCTGAGTCAGCTACTGGATCAATAAACAGTGCAGGTATTGGTGCTGGTGCAGGTGGTCAAAATGTTGATAGCGTTATATTCCCAGCTGGTACAATTATTTACGGTCGTTGGACTTCAATAAACTTGACGTCTGGAAGTGTAATTGCTTATATAGGTAACTAGTATGGGTTTAGGATTAGGGTTAGGTCTTAATAAACCAAAAGGTTTAATATATTTCCAGAATCAATATTCCATGTACTTTGATGGAGTGGATGATTATATTAATGTTGATACTTTAGTAGGTAAAATATCTACAGGACAAGCACTTTCTATTAGTGTTTGGTTTAAATCTAATTCAAACGCAACAAGCGCTGGGGAGAATATTTTGTTTTCTGCTCACACTAATAGTGGTAATAATGTATATCGTTTAGGTGTTTCCCCTACTAATTCAGGTGGTATATTTTATGGTGCTGATACAATTGTGTCAAATACTACTGTTGGCTCTACAGTTTACAATGATAATAAGTGGCATCACTTAGTAGTAACGAAATCTACAGGTGCTTCTTTAACAACTTTTTATGTAGATGGTGCTTCAATAGGAACTATCGCACAAACTAATTCTCTTTGGAATAGTGCTAAACAATATTCTATAGGTCAAGAATGGGATGGTCTTGCAAAAAGTGATTTTTTTACAGGAAGCATTGATGAACTAGCTTTATTTGACAGAGAGCTAACCCAAGCTGAGATCACTCGCATGTATAATACATACTATACAAATAACCTAGTTAAAAACGGTAGCTTCGAAGAAATCGGTGGTGATGTTGTACAAAATGGTAAGTTTGAACAAATAGGTGGCGAAGAAGTAGATAATGGTAGTTTTAGTGAGATAGGTAATGAAGAAGTAACAGGTTTTACTAATGGTACTACTTATCCTTTTACAACTTTTACAACTTCAGACAACAATATTACAAGCGCTATAGTATCTTCTGGTTTTGCAGGTGCAGTGTCAAATGCTATAAGTGTAACATCAGGGGAAATTTATAAAGTTACTTTTGATTATACAAAAAATAGTGGAGATGATTTAAGAGTTTTAATTAGTAGTGTTGCAACAGGTGCAGGTGCAAGTATAAGTAATATAGAACAAGTAAGTGCAAGTGGTACATATACTAAATACTTTAAAATAACATCTACTACCACAGGTTACTTGCAAATGGGTACAGGAAATAGTGGTCATTCTTTAAATGCTAGTATAAGTAACATATCAGTAAAAGAGGTTGGGCAGCATTGGACATTTGGTACAGGTTGGAGTATATCAGATGGTTTAGCTATTAATAGTGGTACAGGTGCAAATTCTTGGTTATATCAATCTAAATCATATTTATCAGGTAAAACCTATAAAATTTCTGCTGATGTAAACTTGACATCAGGTAGTGTAAGATTAGGTTTTAATAGTGTTTTATCAGATTTTATTACAACCACAGGAAGCGCGACTTATACCTATTATTTAACTTTAGGTTCTAATCAAACTTTTGCAGGTGCAAAAACAGGTGGTAGTTTTTCAGGTTCAGTAGACAACATAACAGTCAAAGAAGTAGGGCAAGATTGGAGTTTACTGAATGGTAGTTCAATAAATACTGATTTAGCAACTGTTGTTGCAAATGGTGCGATAAGTTCTACAGCAACTAATTGGGGTTTGTATCAATCAAATGTTTTTAGTCCTTCTAAAAGTTATAGAATAAAATTTAGAGCAAGACAAACAAATGGTAGTGGTAATTTTAATGTTGGTTATTCTTGGGGTTATATATTAGATGAGGTTATTACAAGTAGTTTTGTAGATTATTGTATATATTTTACTACCACTTCAAATGGTTGGGAAAACGCATTAACTTTTGGGGGTCTTACAATAGGAGATACTTTTGAAGTAGACAACATAGTAGTCCAAGAAGTAGGGCAGAATTGGACAGTTGTTGGTTCAGATGCAAATAATTATGTTGTGCTTGATGGTTCTACTGCAAGATTAAAATTTTTAAATACAAGTCCTGTAACTCAATTAATTGCACAAGGTCTTACACTAACTTCAGGTACAACTTATAAATTAATTGTAGATGTAGCAAGTGTAACAAGTGGTTCTATAAAAATAGATGTAGCAGGTATATCAGAAATTTTTGATACATCAGGTGTAACAACTAGAATAGTAACTCCTACATCAACCACATCTTCTGTGTCTTTTTATAGAGCAAGTGCAGATGTAGATATAACATTAAATAGCGTAACATTACAAGAACTAAAACACCAAGCCACAAACTTATTAGTTAACTCTGGTGATTACCAAAGTGCAAATCCATTACTTACTTCTACTAAGAGTATGAACTTTGATGGTATAGATGATTATTTACAACTAAGCGAACCTATTAGCTACACTAATCATACAATATGTGGTTGGGCATATTCAGGTGTTACTAACGCAAATAATATGATTTTTTCAGCATCTGATACTTCATCTGATGGTATTAGATTAGTTTATAGAAGTTCATCTAATTTTAGATACGAAGTAAATGGTGTAAATATTGATACTGCTGCTGATACTAGAGAAGCAAATAGATGGTATTTTGTGTGTGGAACTTATGATGGTACAACTGCAAGGTTGTATATTGATGGAGTAGAATTAGCTAATGCAACAACATCAGAAACAATATCTACAACAACAAACGCAAGAATAGGAAGTGTTTCTTATGCAGAATCTGCCCTTTTTGATGGTAAAATAACAGAAGTAGGTGCTTATAACAGAGCATTAACATCATTAGAAGTAGCATCACTATATAATCAAGGTGTCCCAACTGATTTACTTGTAAATAGAAACAATTATCAATCTGGAAATCCTGTATTATTTAACACTAAGCAAGTTAATTTTGATGGTGTTGATGATAAGTTAGTGGCTAATTATGTAGGTGATTTTACAGGTTCTATATCTGCTTGGGTAAATAGAGATAGTAATAGTGGGTATCAATTTATAATTGATGCAAGGTCTAATTCAGGAACAGGTTGGATATATTTTGCAATTGGTTCTAATGTTTTAGCTTCTTCAGATGGAACTATATATGTTGATGGTATATTAGACAATTCAGCACCTACTGATGGTAATTGGCATCACGTTGTAGTAACAGGTATTACTTTAGACATAACTGAATCAATAGTTTTTGGTTCTGGCAATGATACAACTGACCATTGTTTTGATGGTAAAATGAGTCAAGTAGGTTTATGGAACACTACACTAACTGCTGATGAAGTATCTTCTTTATACAATCACGGATTACCTATTGACTTAATGACAGATCAAGCAGCTTATGAATCTTCATCTAACTTAGTAGGTTATTGGAGAATGGGTAGTGGAACTAATGATGGTTTTCCTGTAATATCAGATCAATTAAGTCCTAGCCTTGATCATATATCTACTACTAATCTTGTAACTTATAGTGAAGATTTTACTCAATGGAGTAAAACAGGTACTACAGATGTCTCTCCAAATGATAATATTTCTCCTGATGGTACACAAAACGCAAGTACAGTAAGTGGATTAACAGGTAGTGGTAGTAACGATTTATATCTTATAACAGGAGGAAATCCTGCGAGTAAATCATACTCTTTTTCAGTTTATTTAAAAGGCTCAGGAACATTAAGATTGCAAATTTCAAATAATGTAAACCAAGGAATAGGTCTAAATGTTACACTAACAAGCGATTGGAAAAGACATATAGTTACAGGTACTTTTAATTCAACATCAGGTACTTTATCGGCTACACTTGATGACAATGGTGCAACCGCAACACAATACAATATATGGGGCGCACAACTAGAAGAACACCCAATAGCTACTCCATACGTAAAATCAAATGGTATTCCTGGGCAAAGAAAATCATCTACTACTAACACCTTAACATATAGTGAAGATTTTAATGAGTGGACTATAGATGGTAATTCAAGTATTACATCTAATGCAACAACATCTCCTACAGGAACTTCTAATGCTACAAAATTAATAGCAGGTTCAAGTAGTGGTAGACAAGCAATAAAATTAAACAATGCATCAGTAGGAGATTTAACAGTTAGTGTTTTTGCAAAAAAAGGAGAGTATTCAGTAATACAATTAACAGATGCACGAAGTGGTTCTGTTTTTATTAATTTTGATTTAGAAAATGGCTCTTTAGGTTCTTCTAATGTTATGATTGGAAAAATTGAAAATTTAGGTAATGATTGGTATAGATGTTCGGCTACATATAATTCTGCTTTTGACATTATAGCTTTTAGAATATCTATTGCTGAAAGTTCTACATCTACAAGGTTGCAAACTTTTTCAGGTAATGATTCTGATGGTCTTTACATTTGGGGTGCACAGTTAGAACAACAAACACAAGCAACACCTTATATAAAAACAAATGGTTCACCTGTTACAGTGGAGTTTTACAAAGAAAATAACTACGCTGAAATGGTTAACCTAGGTGGTGGTGATAACTTCGCAAGAGGTATTCAAAATGGTAGTCCTTATGCTAATACATTACAATACCCAAATGATTTTAGTCAATATTCAACAGGTGGTAGTACTCCACCAACTTTAACAACAGGTCAATTAGCACCTGATGGAACTTTAACTGCAACAAAAGTAAGTGGGGTTATTGGTAGTTCAAGTTTATATACAAGTGCAGAATCTTCTGTAACTGCTACTAGAAGTATATATGCAAGAACAGTAAGTGGTACAGGTACTGCAAGTTTAATGAGTTATCATTCAAACACAAATAACACTTTTACAATTACAGAAGAATGGCAAAGATTTGAATTAACAGGTTCTATTGCAACAGGTGGTGCAAATTTTTATGCTATAGATTTTAGAGATAATTCAACTACATTAAGTGAACTTATAATATGGGGTGCTAATTCTCAAGAACCAAACACAGGATTACAAGGATATTGGAAGATGGGAGATGGTACTAATGATGAGTACCCTGTTATCTATGACCAAACTAATCCTACACTTAGTTCTGAACTTGTTACTAATGGAGATTTTGCAACTGATTCAGATTGGATTTATGGAGATGGTTGGAATATTGAAGATGGTTTTGCTAAATGTAACGGAACACAAACAGGTAATTCTATTTTTTACCAAAATTTAGGAGATTTATCTAATAAGACAGTAAAATTTACTTTTACCATTAGTAACTTTGGTGGTGGGGAATTAGAAACATCTTTTTTTGGTGCATCAGGTACTACTGTGTTTGAAGTAACTGCAAATGGAGATTATACTTTTTATGTAAATGTTCATTCAGGACATAATGGAAATACAGGTTTTACTGCAAATTCAAGTTTTATAGGTTATGTTGATAATGTATCAGTTAAAGAAGTACAAGGCAATCCTGCTTATATGACCTCTATGGTAGAGGGTAATATCACTAACCAATATCCACTAACAAAGCTTAGAAATTATTACAGAATGGGTGATGGTATATTAGATTCTAAATTCCTTAGTTATCCAACAAATCCTAATACAGACGCTCCTTACATATTCCAAGACCAAACAAGTCCTAATCTTGCTCATATTCCTACTACTAATCTTATAACATATTCAGAAGACATAACTTTATCTAATGGTTATTCAGTTAATAATGCTACAATTTCAAGTAATCAAGGCATAAGTCCTATTGGAGATAATAATGCTACTAAATTAACTGCAACTACAAATGACCCTTTTTTAAGCAATGTAGTTAATACTACTAATAAAACTTTTACTTTAAGTGTATATGCTAAAGGAGTTGGAAGTAGTGTTGGCAAAGACATTCAGTTTATTTTAGTAAGAGATAGTTATTTAGAAGCAAAAATATCAGATTCATTTGTTTTAACAGATGATTGGGTTAGATATGAAGCTACTTTAACTTTGACAGGAACACCATCATCATTTGTTATTTTTAGGATAGATGCACCTAGTGTTGCAGTAGCAGGGGATGAAGTTTTAGTTTGGGGTTGTCAATTTGAAGAACAATCACAAGCTACTGCATATATAAAGTCAGATGGTGTAGCAGCAGTGAGAAAATCATCTACTACTAATTTAATAGAATATAGTGAAGATTTTAGTAATGCAAGTTGGCTTAAATTAAATTCAACAGTAGATCCTAACACAAGTGTTTCTCTTGATGGCACTTTAAATGCAGATGAATTTATACCAAACAATACAACAGCAAATATTTTTATTTACAATGAAGCTACTTTTAACGCTTCTCATTATACTTTATCTTTTTTTATTAAATATAATGGTAGACAATACGTACAATTATTATTTGGAAGTAATGTATCTTTTGATTTTGCTAACTTTGATTTAATTAATCATACTGTTACATCAGGTAACGGAAATATAGAAGATTATGGAAATGATTGGTATAGAATATCTTTAACTTCAAATGTAAGTGCTGGAACATCTGAGGTTTATTTATGGTCTATTGATTCCGCTACATCTTCAAGGGCATCTGCATCAACAGGAAACGGAGCTAATGGTTATTATGTTTACGGAGCGCAACTAGAAGAACAAACACAAGCAGAAACGTATGCACCAACAAAAGGTATACCTGTAACAATAGATTTATTCAAAGAAAATAATTACGGACATACACAAGGAGGTGTAATACAAAAGGACGTACCTAGAAATTCATAAAATTAAAAATAAAAACAAATGATATATACAACACCACTTACAAGTTTATTAGAAGAGGTTGACGAAGAGGGAAACCCAGTAGTTGACTTTTCAAAAATAGTAGAAAACTCTGCAGCAACTGTTAGGCGTTCTTTAGATGGAACAAAGTTTATTGCTAAGTTTTACGGAGAAACTCCATCTTTCTTAGAAGGCTTAGATCAGTATACTCACGAAGAGATACTAGCAATAGTTAGAGGATCAGACTGGACAGACAACTCTGATATTTAGACTATCGAGTAAACGTGTAATAATACTATTAACAAACAATTAAATTAAATAAAATGGCAAAAAGTAAAATAGTGGATTTAAATCCAAAACCAGAAAAAATAACAACAGCACAACTTGAAAAAGTTCAAAAGGTTGTTAGTGATATTAACAGGGCTCAAATGGAAGTTGGTAGGTTAGAAACTCAAAAGCATATACTACTTCACGACATCACCCAACTTCAAATGTTATTAAAAGAAGTGCAAGAAGAGTTAGAGAGAGAATATGGAACTGTAGATATTAGCATCGAAGATGGATCTATAAAATACCAAGACAATGAGCAAGCTGATAAGAAAGATTAGTATCGGTAAAGATTATAAAAATGACGCTATGCACTATGCTGTTGGACAAGATGTATATGGTGGTCATACTATATGTGATATTATAGAAGAAGACGATAAGTACAGCGTGTACATTAAAAAAGGTAATGATGTTTTGCCTTGGAAAGATTTTAATAAAAACATGGCTGTATCAGTCGAGTATAATTTACAGTATTAATGAAAAGTGTTTATGATTTCGTAGTTTCACCTATAAAATCAAGATACAACAACACAAAAAAAATAGGTGATAAAGAACTAGTAGTTAATACTGAAATATTCAACCACCAGTTTGTAAGCAGGGAAGCTGTTGTAAAGTCTGTACCATTAATAGGTGAGACAAACATAAAGGTTGGTGATAAGGTTATACTCCACCATAATGTGTTTAGAAGATGGCACAACATGCGTGGTGAGGAAAAGAATAGTAGAAGTTTTTTCGATGAAGAAACTTATTTCATATCTGAGGAGCAAATATTTCTATACAAATCAGAAGATACTGATTGGAGAGCTTCAAAAGGATATTGTTTTGTAAAACCAATAGTTTCTAAAAATAATTTAGACACTAATATTGAAGAACCTTTAATAGGTGTTTTAAAATACCTAGATGATGGTTTAGAAGCCACTGGTTTACAGAAAGACGATTTAGTAGGCTTTAGTCCAGATGATGAATATGAATTCGTTATAGATGGTCAAAGACTATATAGGGTTATGACACAATTTATTACAATTAAATATGAATATCAAGGAAACGAAGAAGAATATAATCCAAGCTGGGCACAGGGCAGTTGAAGAACTGATTAAAGTCGCTAAAGAGGCTATTGTAGATTCTGACGATGACATATCAGCTGATAGATTGAAGAACGCTGCAGCTACAAAAAAACTAGCTATATTTGACGCATTTGAAATACTTAACAGAATACAAGAAGAAGAAAACTTGCTTGAGGGAAAAACACCTGAAGAGAAAAAGGAAAAAGTCTTTAAAGGATTCGCAGAGGGTAGATCTAAGTAATGTACAAGCAAAATTTAGTTAACATAGTAGAACCTATAAAAAAAACCACTATAAGTAGGCTTAATAAAAAAAGAAAGTGGAAATACGGTTATGACAAAGACCATGATATTATTGTTATATCTAAGACTGGTGAAATAGGTGAAATATACGAAATACAAAATCTTCAAATAGCATTACCAAAAGCTAGAAACGTTTACAGTAATAAAAAGAAAAAGTGGGAGCAGTTTGATTATCCTAAAGAATTAGCAAGGCTTAAAAATATATTTGATTGGAGAGCATATCCTGAAGAAAAAAAGTCTAGTTGGTTTGATTATATAGACGAAGAGTTTAAACGCAGAGACGAAGGGTTTTGGTTTGATAACGACGGAACACCAACATACATAACAGGTACACATTATATGTATCTGCAATGGAGTAAGATTGACGTAGGTGCACCTGATTTTAGAGAAGCTAATAGATTATTCTATATATTTTGGGAAGCTTGCAAAGCAGATAAAAGATGTTATGGTATGTGTTACCTTAAAAACAGACGATCTGGTTTTTCTTTTATGTCGTCGGCTGAAACAGTTAACCAAGCTACAATATCAAGTGATGCAAGGTTTGGTATATTATCTAAAACAGGTAGTGATGCAAAGAAAATGTTTACAGACAAGGTGGTTCCAATATCAATTAACTACCCGTTCTTTTTTAAACCGATTCAAGACGGTATGGACAGACCTAAGTCTGAGCTTGCTTATAGGGTTCCTGCAAGTAAGTTCACGCGTAAAAAAATTACTGCTAATGAAAAGCAGGAAGACTTGGCTGGACTTGATACTACTATTGATTGGAAAAATACAGGTGATAACAGTTATGACGGAGAAAAGCTTCAGCTGTTAGTACATGATGAAAGTGGTAAGTGGGAAAGACCCGATAACATATTAAATAACTGGAGAGTTACAAAAACATGTTTACGATTAGGTAGTAGGATTATAGGTAAATGTATGATGGGCTCAACTTCAAACTCACTAGACAAAGGTGGAGACAACTTTAAAAAATTATATGGAGCATCAAACGTTACTAAGCGAAACAGAAATGGACAGACAGCGTCTGGTTTATATTCTCTTTTTATCCCAATGGAGTGGAACTACGAAGGATTTATTGATGAGCATGGACGCCCAGTCTTCGATACTCCGGATCATGAAGTCTTCGATCCCCATGGGGAGTTAATAGATGTAGGTGTTGTAGAAAACTGGCAGAACGAAGCTGATGGTCTTAAAAATGATCAAGATGCTTTAAATGAATTTTACAGACAGTTTCCAAGAACAGAAGAGCATGCATTTAGAGATGAGACTAAAAACAGTATATTTAACTTAGTTAAACTATACGAACAAATAGATTATAACGAAGAGCTATCATCAACACTACCTTTGACAAGAGGTAATTTCCAATGGGTTAATGGTGTTAAAGATTCAACAGTAATATTCTACCCAGATAATAAAGGTAGATTTAAATTAAGCTGGACACCACCATCACAACTGCAAAACAACGTTATAATAAAAAACGGTGTTAAACATCCAGGTAATGAACATATGGGTGCTTTTGGTTGTGATAGCTACGATATATCAGGAACAGTAGATGGTAAAGGATCAAAAGGTGCTTTACACGGCTTAACAAGGTTTTCAATGGAAGATGCACCTGCTAATAGCTTTTTCTTAGAGTACTTAGCAAGACCTCAGACCGCAGAGATATTCTTTGAAGACGTTCTAATGGCGTTAGTATTTTACGGGATGCCTTTACTTGCAGAGAACAATAAACCTCGTCTATTGTATTATTTACGAAGACGTGGTTACAGAGGTTTTAGTATGAACAGACCTGATAAAGTTTGGAATAAATTATCTACTGCAGAAAAAGAAGTTGGTGGAATACCTAACTCAAGTGAAGATATAAAACAAGCTCACGCAGCTGCAATTGAAATGTACATACAAGATCACATAGGTATGAAAAAAGACGGATCGTTTGGTGATTGCTATTTTAATGAACTGCTAAACGACTGGGCTAAATTTGATATAAACAAAAGAACAAAGTTTGATGCATCTATAAGTTCTGGCTTAGCTATAATGGCTAATAATAGACATTTATACGCACCAAACGTAAAAATAGAAAAACAAAAATTAAACATAAGTATTGCTAGGTATACAAACACAGGTAGTACATCTAAATTAATAAAATAAATATGGCTGAATCAGTTATAAGAAGTTATTTCCCTAGTCAAGTAGTTAGTGACGATGAAAAAAGAAGTTTTGAGTATGGGCTCAAGGTTGCTAAGGCTATTGAGAACGAATGGTTCGTTTATGATAGAGGTACTAATAAGTTTGACTCACTAAGAAATGATTTTCATAGATTAAGATTATATGCTAGAGGAGAGCAATCAATACAAAAATACAAAGATGAGTTATCTATTAATGGTGATTTGTCTTATCTTAATTTAGACTGGAAACCAGTACCTATTATATCTAAGTTTGTAGATATTGTTGTAAATGGTATTGCAGAGAGAACATACGATATAAAAGCTTATTCACAAGATCCATACGGTGTTAGTAAACGTACTAAATACATGGATTCTATTCTTGCTGATATGAGAGCTAAAGAATTAAATGATTTTGCTGCGGAAGCTTTTGGCGTTGATTTATACGATAATAAAAAAGAAACTTTACCAGATACAGAGGAAGAGTTACAACTACATATGCAGCTTAATTATAAGCAAGCTGTAGAAATGGCAGAAGAGCAAGCGCTAAATGTTTTGCTAGAAGGTAATAAGTATGAGTTGACTAAGAAAAGGTTTTACTACGATTTAACAGTTTTAGGTATTGGTGCTGTAAAAACAAACTTCAATACATCAGAAGGTGTTACTGTAAAATATGTTGACCCAGCTAACCTTATATATTCTTATACTGAGTCACCTTATTTCGAAGATATATACTATGTTGGTGAAGTTAAGTCAATACCAGTTAACGAGCTTGTTAAGCAGTTTCCAAACATGACTGTTGAAGAGCTTGAAGATATAGTTAAAAACCCTGCATACAACAACTCTAACTACGATGGTAACTTTGCAAACAGAGGTGGTATAGACCCTAATAAAGTTCAAGTTTTATATTTTAATTATAAAACATATATGAACGAAGTTTACAAAGTAAAAACTACTGGTAGTGGAGCTTCTAAAGCAATACCTAAAACAGATAAGTTTAATCCAGTTATAGATGAATCAACTAACTTTGACAAACTATCAAGATCAGTTGAAGTACTATACGAAGGAGCTGTAATTTTAGGTACAGATAAATTACTTAAATGGGAGCTTGCTAAAAATATGGTTAGACCTAAGAGCGACTATACTAAAGTTAAAATGAACTATAGCATCGTAGCACCTAGATCTTACAAAGGTAGAATAGAATCACTCGTAAGACGTATTACTGGTTTTGCTGATATGATACAGCTTACACACTTAAAACTACAACAGGTGATGTCTAGAATGGTTCCAGATGGAATATACTTAGATGCAGATGGTTTGGCTGAAATAGATTTAGGTAATGGTACAAACTATAACCCGCAAGAAGCTTTAAATATGTTCTTCCAAACAGGTTCGATTATTGGTAGATCATTTACTTCTGATGGTGATATGAATCCAGGTAAAGTACCGATACAAGAAATAACAAGTGGTAGTGGTGGTAATAAGATGCAAGCGCTAATCGGTAATTACAATTACTACTTACAAATGATAAGAGATGTAACCGGACTTAACGAAGCTAGAGATGGTAGTGCACCAGATAAAAATGCTTTAGTAGGTGTTCAGAAATTAGCTGCAGCAAATAGTAATACAGCAACAAGACATATACTACAAGCAGGTTTACACTTAACACAAGAAGTTGCCGAGTCATTATCGCTAAGGGTTTCTGATATTATAGAGTACTCACCAACAAAAGAAGCTTTTATACAAGCTATAGGTACTCACAACGTAGCTACGCTTGAAGAAATGAAAGAGTTACACCTATATGACTTTGGTATATTTATAGAGTTAACTCCTGATGAAGAAGAAAAAGCAATGCTTGAAAATAATATTCAAGTAGCTTTAGCACAACAAAGTATAAACTTAGAAGATGCTATTGACCTTAGAGAGATTAAGAATATTAAACTAGCTAATCAACTATTAAAAATACGTAGAGTTAAAAAGCAAGCGCAAGATCAGTTGATAAAACAACAAAATATCCAAGCGCAAGCACAAGCAAATATGCAAACGCAGCAAGCATCTGCACAGTTAGAAGTTCAAAAAGAACAAGCTAAAACGCAGAGTGAAGCACAGCTTGAGCAAATGAAAGCACAGCTTGAAGCTCAGAAGCAAGCACAAGAAGTTGAATACAAAAAACAACTTATGCAGTTAGAGTTTCAAATGAATATGCAGCTTAAATCCATGGAGGTACAAGCTATAAAAGGCAAAGACGAAATGAAGGAAGATCGTAAAGATGAAAGAACAAGAATACAAGCATCACAACAAAGTGAGCTTATAGATCAAAGAAAAGGTGCAAAACCACCTAAAAACTTTGAGTCCGCAGGTAATGATATATTAGGTAGCGGATTTGATTTAGGTAGTTTCGACCCTAGATAACAATTATTAATTATTATTATATTATATTATGGAAGAAAATGTAGAAAACGTAACGGATGACGTTACAAAGTTAGACATGTCTCAAACTGTAGAACAACCAGTTGATGATAGTGTTACAAAATTAGATTTAAATAAACCAGAAACACCAGAGGAAAATGAAGTTAAAGAAGATAACCCTGACAACGAGGGAGTGGTTGGAGTCGATGAAAATGCCGATGCCACAGAAAAACAAGAAGAAGTACAACCGGAAGTTGAAGCACAAGAAGCTCCAGTATTAGAAGAAATCACTGAAGAAGAAGTTCAAGAGCAAACAGAAGAATTAACTGAACAAGTTGAAGAAGCTGTAGCCGAAGCTCAAGAAACTGGAAAAGCTTTACCTGAAAATGTTCAAAAGTTAATGGACTTTATGGAAGAGACCGGTGGTACACTAGAAGATTACGTTCGCCTTAACCAAGATTACTCTAGTTATGACGATATGACAGTGCTTAGAGAGTACTATAAACAAACTAAATCTCATTTATCATCTGATGAAATAGAATTTTTAATTGAAGATTCATTCTCGTATGACGAGGAGGTAGATGAAGAAAGAGATATTAAAAAGAAAAAAATAGCGTTAAAAGAGCAAGTTGCCAACGCTAAAAGCCACTTGGACGGGCAAAAGTCCAAATACTATGAAGAGATCAAAGCTGGAAGCAGGTTAACGCCTGAAGCTAAAAAAGCTATGGATTTCTTTAATAGATACAACAAGGAGTCGGAAGAAACTCAAAAAATAGCTGATAAACAAACAAAAAATTTTTTAAATAAAACTAATCAAGTTTTTAACGATAAATTCAAAGGTTTTGAATATAATGTCGGGGATAAAAGATATAGGTTTAATGTGAACAATGCTAACGAGGTTAAGACCACCCAAAGTGATATTAATAATTTTGTCAAGAAGTTCTTGAATGAAAATAATGAAATGTCAGATGCTAAGGGTTATCACAAATCTCTTTATACTGCAATGAACGCTGATGCTGTTGCTAATCACTTTTACGAACAAGGTAAGGCTGATGCTTTAAAAGAAAGTGTTGCTAAATCTAAAAACGTAAGTATGGACCCAAGACAATCATTTAGTAATGAAAATACTAGTGGTGGTACTAAGTTCAGAGCGCTTAGCGATGATTCTCCTAACTTTAAGTTTAAAATTAAAAACAAATAATAATAAATTTAAAAATTAAAAAATAAAAAATTATGGCAGGAACAATTACGCCAGCGGTAGGCAGCTTACCAGCTACTCCCTCGGCAATAAAACAAACGGTTGCAAGTGCTTACGTAGACTTACGTGACTCTGGATGGGCGCAACAATATTTACCAGATCTTATGGAAAAAGAAGCTGAAGTTTTTGGAAACAGAACTATTTCAGGATTTCTTGCGCAAGTAGGAGCTGAAGAAGCGATGGCAGCTGACCAAGTAGTTTGGTCTGAGCAAGGTCGTTTACACGTATCAGCATCAGGTACAATAGACGCATCTGGTGGTGTTGTTACAGCAGCTAACCATGCTGTTAGAGTTAATGATACTGTAGTATTAAACCAAGCTGCTGGTACTTTAAAATGTTTAGTAACAGCTGTTGGAGTCGACAGTTCAACTCCACCTGTGGCTACTTTTACTGTAGTACCTTATACTCAAGCAGATATGGTAACTGGAACTACTTTTGTAGACGGTGCTGTAACTGGATTCGTATTTGGATCTGAGTATAAAAAAGGAACTGGAGCACATGATAAAGCTTTAGAACCATCGTTCAAATCTTTAGAAAATAAACCAGTTATCATTAAAGACCTATACGAAGTTTCAGGATCTGACGCTTCAGCTATTGGTTGGATTGAGGTTTCTGGTGAAGAAGGACAAAACGGTTACATGTGGTACTTAAAAGCTAACGGAGATACAATGGCTAGATTTACAGATTACTGTGAAATGACTTGTATTGAAGGTGAATTAACAGCTTCAGGCGCTGGTACTGCTGGTGATTTAGGCTCTGTATCTGGTACTGAAGGTTTATTTGCGGCTATCGAAAAAAGAGGTAACGTTATGACTGGTGGTTACGCTAATTCGGGAGATTCTTTAGGTTCTATGGATTTAATGCTAAAGAGATTTGATTCTCAAGGTGCTATTGAAGAAAACATGATGTTTTTAAATAGAGGTCACTCTCTAGCTATTGACGACATGTTAGCTGGTTTAGCTCCTAATGTTGGTGTTGGTTATGGTTTATTCGATAACTCAGCTGATATGGCATTAAACTTAGGCTTCACTGGATTTAGAAGAGGTACTTATGACTTTTACAAGTCTGACTGGAAATATCTAAATGATGCTACTCTTAGAGGTGCGTTTGCAGATATTAACGGTGTTGTAGTACCAGCTGGAACTTCTAATGTTTATGACCAAATAATGGGTAAAAACATGAAAAGACCATTCTTACACGTTAGATACAGAGCTTCACAAACTGAAAGCAGAAAAATGAAAACTTGGATCACTGGATCTGTTGGAGCTGCAACTTCACAGTTAGACGCGATGGAAGTTAACTATTTATCTGAAAGATGTTTAGTAACTCAAGGTGCTAATAACTTCTTCTTAATGAAGTAAGCATTTATTACTTAAGGGATCGAGGCTTCGGCCTCGACCCTTTATTTTATTAACTTATATTATATTATATTATGGCAAAAAAAGAAAAAATCAAAAAGGTTGTTGTTGAAACACCACCGGTTGTAGAACAACCAAAAGTAAAAAAAGAAGTAAAACCAACTAATACTTGGGAAGTAAAAGAAAGAAAGTATTTATTAAAAGGAGGTTCTCCACTATGCTTTGTTTTACGAGGTAGTGGTATATACTGGTTTGATGAAGAAAAAGGTTACGAAAGAGAGCTTAAAATAACTGATAATCAAAAAACACCTTTTGTAGATGAATTTAAAGGCGATGCAAAAGTTTCTCACATAATGTTTATGGACGGTATTTTAATTGTGCCAAAACAAAAACAAACATTACAAAAACTTTTATCTTTATATCACCCAGACAAAGACAGAGTTTATTTTGAATACAACGCGGTTCAAGATGCTACTGACGAGGTAGAGATTTTAGAATTAGAAATCGAAGCGTTAATGGCAGCTAAAACTATAGATATAGATATGGCTGAAGCAATTATGCGCGTAGAATTAGGTTCTAAGGTGACAGAGATGAGTTCTAAGGAACTTAAAAGAGATTTACTATTATATGCTAAGAAAAATCCAGCTGTATTCCTAGAACTTCTTAATGACGACAATGTTGTACTTAGAAACTTTGGTATTAGAGCAACAGAAATGGGGTTATTAGTATTATCTCAAGATCAAAGAACATTTAGTTGGGGTTCTAATGGTAGAAAACTAATGAACGTTCCTTTTGATGAACATCCATATTCAGCTTTAGCCTCATGGTTTAAAACTGATGAGGGTATGGACATTTACAAAACTATTGAAAAACAATTGAAGTAAAAACCTTTGTAGAAGCAGTCGCTCTACGGAGCGATTGCAAACTACAAATTAAAAAGAAATTATGGCAGTAAGTATAGATACAGTATATCAAAGAGTTTTATCGGTTGCTAACAAAGAGCAAAGGGGTTATGTAACTCCTCAGGAATTTAACTTATTTGCTAACCAAGCTCAGATGGATATATTTGAGCAATATTTTTATGACTTAAACCAATTTAGTAGACTTAAGGGTAACAACAACGAGTATGCTGATATGGTAACTATATTAGAAGAAAAAATAAATATATTTAAAAAATTAAACCAACCTGTTACAATTATAAACCAGTTTGGTGATGGAACTTTACCTTCAAATATTTATAGGTTAGGTACTTTATCAAGACTAGCATTAACTAACGTAGAAGGATCTGTTCAAGCTATAATAGAACTTGTTACAGAAGACGATATTATAAGATTTAACAGAAGCCCTTTGGCAAAGCCAACTATAAAAAGGCCTATCTACACAAGAACATCTAGTACTGGTGTTAAAATAAGACCTAGCAGTACGGACCCTTCTAAGTCAGCTGCTCCATATTTTGAGGTTGGAGGATTTGATACTACAGGTGGATCTCCTAATATTGTTCTTGATTTGACTAATCCCAATTCTACTGACTACACTTTTATAGAAGTAGGTCAAGAAATTATACAATCAAACATACCTGGCAACACTTTTGTTGGATCAATAACTACTAGTACAAATAGTATTACAATAGGACTTGTAGATAGTAGTGGTAGCGCTGTTAATGCTAACAACAGCTCTGGCCCAGTGCAAGTTACATTTGTCTCTGATGATGTTAAATGTAATTACGTAAAAAAACCTACTAGTGTTTCTTGGAACTACACAGAGATAAATGGCGTTGCAATGTACAACTCTGCAAACTCAGTAGATTTTGAATTACATGCTTCTGAGGAAACGGAATTAGTTTTTAAAATACTACAACTAGCTGGTATAGCTATAGAAAGTATGGACCTATATCAAGTTGCAGCACAGGAAGAAGTAAGAAATATTCAACAAGAAAAAATATAATAAATGGGATTATTAAATCAAACTCAAAAACAATACTACAGCACGGCATCTCCAGATGTTTTTGGAGAATATCAATTTACATCTTTAGAAAATATTATTGATCAATTTATAATAGCTTACGTTGGTGAGCAAAAAATAATATCTAAAATATCTAGAACTGATGTTGCTTTTCATGCTCAAAGAGCTTTACAAGAATTAAGTTTTGATACTTTTAAATCTACAAAATCCCAAGAAATTATAATACCACCATCGCTAACAATGGTTTTACCACAAGACTATGTTAACTATGTAAAAGTAACATATACTGATAACGCTGGTATAGAACATGTTGTATATCCAGTTTCTAAAACATCTAATCCTTTTAAAATAGTTCAAGATGCTAATGGTGCTTACCAATTTACTGGAGATAATCTAGAGACTTCAGATGACTCTAGAACTTGGGATAAATACAAGACACATACAACTAACGAAACTAATAATAGTAGCGACCAATATGACGATGGTTTATATGATTTAAATGTTGGTCAAAGATATGGTCTTGATCCACAGTATGCACAGACTAATGGTTCTTTTTATATAGATGAGTTAAAAGGTAAGATACACTTTAGCTCTAGTTTCTCTGGAGTAACTGTAACTTTAAAATACATAAGTGATAGTTTAGGCACAGACGATGAAATGCAAGTACATAAATTTGCTGAAGAAGCCATGTACAAATCTATAGCATATGCTATTTTATCTACAAGCGCTAATGTACAAGAGTACATAGTTAGAAGATTTAAAAAAGAAAGGTTTGCAGCAATAAGAACTGCTAAACTAAGACTTTCAAATATAAAATTAGAAGAGATAAGCCAAATACTAAGGGGTAAATCCAAACAAATAAAACACTAGTATATGCCGGAAATTAAGAATACTTTTACGTCAGGGAAAATGAACAAAGACCTTGACGAGAGATTAGTGCCTAATGGTCAGTATAGAGATGCAATGAACGTAGAAGTTGCATCGTCTGATAGTGATACTGTAGGCGCTTTAACTAATTCTAAAGGTAACGTGGCAATGAATAGTACTGGTATTGCCGGAGCTACTTGTGTAGGTTCTATAGTAGACACTGAAAACGATAGAATTATATGGTTTATATGTGGTGATACTACAAATGCTATTGTAGAATATAGCTTGTTATCTAGTGATATATCACCTATACTTGTAGACACTACAAAAACTTTATTAGGTTTTAGAAAAAAAGTTTATATAACTGGTATAAACATACTTAATGGTACTTTATTCTGGACAGATAATGTTGGACAGCCTAAAAAAATAGATATTGAGCAAATGAAATCTGGTTTGGTTTTTAAAATAGAAGGTACAACCAAAGATTATAAAGCTATTGCGTTTGATGATGCCAATGTATGGGGCGATACCTCTGTACCACCCGAAATACCTTTAGGTGGAACTTTTTCGGTACCACCTATAACTACGGTTGGTCTAACACCTAGTGATCTTAAAGTTATTGTAAACGCAGCTGAAGATACAAGTTTTACTTTAGGCGCTTCTGGTATAACTTTAACCAATACACCATCAGATGGTGATTACATATCAGTTGAATTAATTTCTACACGAGCTATATTTACTCAAAGAACATTTTATATTGTAAATGGTTATAACAGAGAATACCCTAGGAAAAAAAATATTTTTGTTGCAAGGCGTTTTCCTTTAACAGCGCCTGACATGCAGCTTTCTAGCTCTGCTAGAGATGGTAACGTTACAAACGCTTCTGCCTACACACCATCTACTTTTGCAAATGGAAACGAGCATTGGTGGCTTTATATAGATGATAATAATATAACAAGAAAAAAACCGCCAGGTGTTAATAGTAAAGGTCCTTTTTACCAAAATCAAGACACAAACCCGCCATCAAATATGTTGGTAGATATTAATGGTGACCCTGTTATTTTGCTTAGAATACAATTTCCTAACAACAGTGACTTCAAAGAAGATGATATAGTTGTCTTGACAGCACCTAACAACTCAAATGTTTTAGCAGATCAATTTACAGACCCTTTAAAAATAAGGTTATTACTCGGCGAAGAAAATAACACTACACCACAAAACTTTGAAATTACTATATTAAGCATAAGCGACAGTTTATTAGACCAAGAATCATTTAATAAAAACGGTGGTGGTAAAATTAGGTGGAGCGTAGATCTTGAGCAAGCTGAAGGTATTTACCAAAACGTTTTTCCAAGATTTGCTTACAGGTGGAAGTATGCAGACGGTGCTTATTCAGCAATGTCTCCTTTTACTGAAGTTGCATTTTTACCGAAAGCTAGTGGTTATGAATATGATTCAAAAGAAGGTAATAATATTGCAATGCAAAACGACGTTAGAAAAATTACTCTTTCTAATTTCCAAGGAAAACTTGTAGATGTTGATGAGGTTGATATATTAGTAAAAAACTCTAATAGTAATAATGTTTATGTTGCTGACACTATACAGACAAACGCTACAGATATTGGCGCTGTTGAAATAACACAAGAAAATATTTCTTCTTTACTACCTTCGAATCAATTATTAAGACATTTTGACAACGTACCTCTAAAAGCAAGAGCACAAGAAGTATCTGCTAATAGACTTATATATGGTAATTATTATCAGCAAAGAAATTTACCACAGTTTTTTGAAAAAAGAGTTTCTTTTAATTTTAGTGTAAGATCAAATGACATAACCAGCAAGTTTGCTAAGTCTGTAAAATCATTAAGAACATATCAAGTTGGTGTTTCTTTTTTAGACGATCTAGGTAGGCAAACACCAGTTTTCTCATCAGATAATTCTACTGTAAAGCTAGGGCAAATAAGCTCTAGCACTCAAAACTATTTAACAACAAACTTAAAATCATTTAAACCTTCTTGGGCAAAGCATTTAAAGTACTATATAAAAGAGAACTCCAACGAGTACTATAACATGGCTTTAGACAGGTACTACAACGACGAGATAGATGGAAACGTGTGGTTGTCTTTTTCTTCTAACGAGACTAATAAAGTTGAAGTTGACGACTACATAATACTTAAAAAAGCTCACGGGTCTAACAACCCTGTTTACGATGGTGGTGGTGATACTGTAAAATACAAGGTTTTAGCCAAAGAAAGCATGGCTCCTGAATCTATAAAATACAAAAAAGAATCACTTGGTAAGGTAAATGGTATAAAGTTTTCAAAGCAAGTACCTGGCAACCTAACCGACGGTTATCCTGAAAAAGGTTTTAACACTTTGAAAATACAAAAAAGCGCTTTCTCAGACACTGAACTTGAAGATGTTAACACGTGGACAACAGCTAGTAATGAAAAGTTTTTAAAAATATCTTTAGCAACAAGTGGCAATGTAGAGTCTAACTTTTATGAAGTTTCTAATGTTGTTTTGAAAACAGAGACTGTTAGTAGTGTTGATTATGAGTATTATGAATTTACTTTAAAAACGCCTTTTGGCGATGATATTAGCTTTGCAAGAACATATTACATAGATGGTGCTCAGAACAGTGATAACGCTAATAAACGTTTTTCATTTGAATACTTTGAAAACGTTAATAAAGAAACAGCCTCTGAATTTAAAGGTAGATTTTTTATTAAAGTCAAAAGTGATAACAATTTAAAAAACTACGTATTAAACACGCAAAACTCTACTATTGGAGCTAATTATGTTTCTATGGCTCAAAACATGAGGTATATTAGACATGGTGGTAATTCACCTGGCGCAGCAAACACAACTATAGACAATCGCGATTACGATAAAGATTACACTGACTGGCCTTCAACACTTACAGATTTTGACCCACCAATAAGTAGCGATAAAAATAAAATGCAGTATTGGGCTGTGGACGAAGGTCGTTATTACGAGGAAGGCTCACCATCCGCACAGTCTCATGGGGTTTCAAACTCTGAAGGTGGTTTTAAAGTAGGTAATCAAATGGTTGCTTTTAGGTTTTGCGGAAGAATACCATCTTTTTTAAGCAAAGGTATTGGCTGGACATATGATAATTATAAGTTTTATGATGCTTTAGATCAAAGTGATTTTAACCCAAACACATATAGCTTTTTCCAAAAAATGGCCAAAGGTATTGGTTTAAAATTTAGATGGTATCACGATCCAGGCGTTATATACGAGGTTATAGAGTCAACAATAATACCTATTAAAAACTTTAACAGCGCAGATAATACAAATGCAAGTGGTCTTGAAGCTGTAAACGGTGTTGTTTTTAAATTTAAATTGAACAAGCAGGTTGCAACAGGTGTTGTTGCAGATGGTATTACACAAGCAAACACTGTTAAAATGAATGTTTTAAGTAATAATTCTACAAATAACAGCTCAGATAACACTAAGGTTTTTGAAATAATAGAAACTTTACCAAACGACGAGTCTTTCTTTACTGAAAACCCAGCTGTATTTGAAGTTGAACCAAAAGAAAATCCTGTAGATTTAAACTTGTTTTATGAAACCTCAAGATCTATATTAATTCCAAAAGTTGGTTATTATATATCGTGCCCACAGCTAGGCCCGCTAGTTGGTGGTAATTTCAACAACTCAACTATAACTTCTATAACAGAAGATACTCTAACGTTGACAAAGAATAGTAACACTACAGGGTTAGTGCCCGCTGGAACAATCGTTAAAATACACGATGGCCCTGTGTATACATCAAACTTGGTTGGGTATAATTTTGCACAAGACTTTGTTTTAGCAGAAGACATGCCATCTGGAACAAACACTGTTAAATTAAGACAAGTACAGTTGGACTGGTCTAATTGTTTTGCTTTTGGTAATGGTGTAGAGTCTAATAGAATAAAAGATGACTTTAATGCTCCTATTATGGATAAAGGACCTAAAGTTTCTTCAACTTTTTCTGGAACATATAAACAAGAACATTTAAAAACAGGTTTAATATATTCTGGTATATTTGTAACTAAAGATGGTATTAACAACTCT